TTCGACTTTAGTAGCCATTTCAGTTGTGGTTGTAGACATTGTTTCATCCTTTGTCTGGGGCTAACGGTAGCTTTTTAGGGCGTTAGGTTTGCCAGTTTAAATGCAGGCATTAAGGTTGCCTGCTGACCTTTTACTCTGGTCCAGAAACGTCCTCTTCACTTCCTTGGTCCATTCCACCGGATGAACTTGATGAACTACTTTCAGGAGTATTATCATCATCGTCTTCAGCGAAGTCGTCCTGTTCTTTAAGCATTTGTGTTTGTTCTGACCAAGCAAGAGTATCATATTTTTCTGCAGTTTTACTGAGAGCTTCTTTTTCTTCATCTGACTTGCTGTCAAACTCTGGCTTTCTTTCTTCGTAGTAATCTTTCAGAGTTTTCATATCTTCTAAATTTTTATACTTTTCAGTCATGCCTAAAAAATTAGTATCCACAAAAGACTTCTCAAATTGGTCTTTCGTCATTCCCATTGTTTTAGCTATTTCTTCGTGCAAGTTTCCTTTTATTTTTTCTCCTGCCGCAGGTGCTGATAGAACTCCAGCCACTCCTCCAACAATAGCTCCTAAACCAAGTCTATTTGCACTTTTTTTATACCCATCAACTATTTTGTCATCAACAATTCCAAGTTCTTTCATTTGAGAAAGCGCTGTCATTGTTGGATCTGTCGCTGTTTCTGCCTGCGGGTCTTCCCGATTGCTTTCTTTCTGCACTACTTCCGGTTGAGCAATCTTAGGCTTCATTGCCTCTTCTTTTTCTTGTGCGGTCATTTCCCTGTAACCTTCTGGTACTGGAGTAGCAGGCTGACCATTGACAAATTGAATTGTCACTCTTTCGCCGTTAGGTCCAATAAACTCTTTGCTCTCCACAGCGGCTTTCAATCCTTTCGCTTGCTGTACTGCTGGCTGTTGCACAAAAGACGAAAAACCGGGAAGTGTTGTTGGTGCCGTAGCCATCGGTGTTGGTTGACTTGATGTTAACACATTTCCAGCTTGAGGCATACCCCCTACTGCAAAATTTTGAGTTTCTTCTATTTCTATTTCTTCAATGAAACGGTCAATCTCACCATCAAATTGCATGTCATCATCAATGATTGCTTCTTCGGAGTTGCCCATCTGTCCCATGTCTTCCATCTTCTGAAGACCCATCTTGGCTTTCTGGCGTAGCTCCATCAAGTTTTCAAGGCCGATGTAACGAACGACATCCGCAGGGAATACAAACTCTCCCTCGCTTAATTGTGCAGGAATATCATCTCGCACTTCAGATTGAGTGGAGCCGGGAGGTACATCATTGCCTGATACAGGATCTATAGTACCGCCTTCATCTTTTAGTCCACCTTCTTCAAAGATGTCCATTTGCTCTTCAATCTTTTTCTTACGTCTAGCCATTAGCTAAAGCCTCGTCCTTTAAATACTTGAGGGATCGCAGAACTTGTATTGCACCCTGCGACTGGTGAATGGACACTATATTGTCCGATTGTTCTAGCTTCTTGTGCTGTTCAGATATCATAATGTCCAAATAGTCACAATACGCATTCCATTGATTGTTGTTACTGCAAAGGGGCTTGAGCTTGCTGACCACCTTCTTGCGGTTCTCTTCCACCTTGATCATTTCCTGTGAATCCTTGTTCTCCGGGTACTGGTGCTTGTCCTACTCCGATGTTGCCACCGCCTGCGCCAGAGGTGTCTTGTACTCCGGGAGCACCACCCGGTTGCTCACCACCTGCAGGAGCAGGAGGAGCATTTTGTTGCATTAGCTTAGCCTGTAGAGCCGCTTCTTCCATGCTGTTAGTTACCATCTCAGGATCAAGATCCATTGACTTAGCAATCTCCCGGATGATGTACGGGAACTTAGCAAATGGGGCTAAGGCTGGATTAGAAGCAACCTGCAAGAACTGCATCAGTCGCTGGGAGCGCACTTCGTTCGCCATCAACGATTCGGTACCGCGTGCTTTGACCTCTAGGTCACCCTTGATCTCAGGATCAAAGTCAAACTGCATATTGAATGAGAACATTGCCTTACCCAAAGGCGCGAGCAAATAATCATCCACGTTCTTAATTACAGTTTTGATGCCACCTGCCGCCGCATTCATCAGCATTGAGATACCAGACGCTGTGCGTCCTACACCAGCAACGCCTGTCTGCCCATGTGCGAATGATGGGAAGCCTGTTGACTCGTCCGCTAGAACACGGGCCTTGTCAAACAACTGCATGTTCTCACCAGACACATTCGGGAACTTAGTGCCGAAGATAGCTTGTCCCGGAGCGCCGCCCTGACGGCGGAAGACCTTGCCCGGATATACGGACAAGTCCTGCCCCGGAACTAGGTTTGTCTCATCAATCTCAATTAACAGATTGCCTGATAGAACAGCGTTGTCCACAGCCATACGCATAAAACCGTTCATCAGTGTCTGGGTATCGTCCATGTTTTCAGCGATCCCTACACCGAAGAATGAGTATGGATTTAACTCATACGGTACAGCATAGTATGGGATGTTGGCAGGCTTAAATGGATTGATAACAGCACGTAAGATGCGGTTATTGCAATACCAAATGTTTGCTTGTACTTCGTCCAGTGAGTCAAGCTCTTCTGGGATATCTACGTCAGCAGACTCCAAGATCTCTTTATCAATAACGCCCCAGTATTCTAGGACTTCAAAACGCTCAATACCGTGATCAGTTGTGTAGTCACGTAGATCGTCTTCCCAATACTTCTTCACATAACCTTCGCCCATCTCAACGACATCTTCAATGACATTAGCACGGAAGAATGGTCTTTTCTTGAGAGCGCGTAGCTGAGAACGGGACATCTTGTGACGCTCAATGACATATTGAGCTTCGTCCATGTTTGCCGCATCAGGGTCAGGATAGAAGTTCCAAACTGAAACGTGGTCAGTCGTCGGAACAGTTTTGATTACAGGATTGTATTCCCCTTCCTCGTCCCAGTTTGGATACTCTTTATCAACAGCGAACGGACCTTTCATAATTCCAGTACCGAACAGTGCCATTTCAAATGATGTAGAGCGTAACTGCTTAGATGCATGTGCTTCTTCAAGCTGATCCATGATCTTCTTTTCCATACGCTTTGCGGCGTATAGTGCAGGCTCAAATGTAACTGATGTAGGTAGCAGACCAGCGCCTTGTTGCAAACCTTCTACTTCACCAAGTTTATCCTGCAGTGGCCCTAACTGAATTTCTCGCAATGATGACCCTGTAGCCCCCGGAGGGAAGTCCATGCCGTCTCCTTCATATCCATATGGAGAGGCAGGAGTCATAGAGGCTTGTTGTTGAGGGCGAGCTTGCGGATTACCATCAAAGTTTACCCTTTCTGAAACTCCTTCAGGTAGCCGAGTAGGGTCAACAGAAATAGGAAACTTTTGATTAGCAAAAAGTACGTCAATAATCTGGCCATACGCCGCTAATGTTTTTGTTTTTGTTACTTTAATAAATACACGAGACTTTTCAGCTTCTGTGAACTGAACATCGGGTCCGTAAATTCCACGATAGTTGCGGTACGATTGCAACCAACGGTCTTCGTCTTGACGACGAGTATCTTCAGCTTTTGTGTACTTCTCGTTGACGAAACGAACTAATTGAGTCAGTTCAACAGGTTCATCGTATCTACTCTCAGAGTCTTCAAGAGCAAGTTGAAAGTCACTCTCAGTTTCGTAGATATCGTTTTCATCTTCCATATTTAATATCCAAATTTACTGTCAGCGGGAACGAAGTTTGAAGTTCGTTGGTGAGTAGGATCATAATCCCAAATTGAAAAGCGAGGGCGGGACATTATACCATAACGTAGAGCATCATATAAGTGATCTTCTGATTTAGTATCAATGTCTTCTGGGTTCTTTTTGTCTAATGGGATAATTGGCAACTGTGCAATTAAGTTAGTACAGGTATTAAAGAATACAAGCCTAGGTTCTTCGCTGTATTCATCTACTTGTAATCGTCTATGTAATTCATTCTTACCTGATATACGAGAACCTGCAGATCTATCTGATGGTCTCCAGCGGCATCCTTTATGAATCATCTGCTCAGCTAGCGATGGACCTGTGTCTCCTCGCTTATGCCAGCACGAACTATCTAGTACCCCGTACTTGATGTTACCGTCACCCGATTCAAGATCAAGAACCATGTCTGCAAGATCAGTTGCCAANACCTTACTAACATANANCTCACGATAGACAATAAGCTGTTCATCAGGAGAACAGGCAATCCAAACAACAGCAGAATAAGAGCCATACCCATAATCGCAGGCCCGAAACTTAACCCAATTATTAGGTATGTCAAAAGGCTCAATAGTATGTATGGCTCTGTTGAACTCAGGAAACGCCGCACCTTCAGCAACATCCCAGTTACCCTCAAGTAATTGTTTACGTTGATGCTCCGGTAAAGACAAGAGCATCGCCTCATAGTCCCCCGCATCATATAGGTGTGGGTTATCAACTAGCATTGCAGGTATAAACTTACGCTTAAACAATGCTTGGCCTTCTTTAGAATGACCTTTAGGGTAAGCTAAAGTCTTACCACTTTCAATATCTGTTGCGCTGAACGCACTGCCCGGTGGAGAAGGATCAATGAACATCTTCTTCACCCAAGCATGCCCCGGTCCGCCGGGGTTAGTCGTAGCTCTCATGTACACAGGTAGATCAGGTGCCGTACTACGCAAACGTGATCTCATGTAGTCCCATGCAAATGGTGTATGCCACTGTGTTAATTCGTCGAATCCTATCCAACTAAATGCCTGTCCCTGATAGCGAAGTACGTCATCGTCTCTGTCAAGATACGAGAACCACAACCTAGCTCCACTAGGCGCAGTCCACTGCATCTTACGCTCTGACCATTTGATACCCGGCCAGATCTTCGGATACATCTCCTGAGACTTCCATACAAGCTCTCTAAGCTCCTCATTNGTGTGTCGCAATAGCAACCCACTAAAGGAGGGGTGACCCAT